ATTATTATCATCGCAATCTGTTTTATCAATACCAGCCTCTTCTAAAATAGTATACATAAAGAACTCAGGTAAATCGTAGAATTTTCCGTTAGTTAAAGTACCAGTTTGATCAGAAGAAACAGGTAGCGTAGCGCCTCTTTTAATAAGCGCACTAAGCCCCTGATTTCTAACTTCTGTTTCTTCAAAACTTTCACCTTTACGGTTATTCTTTCTATCAATAAATTTTTTCACAAATAAATATTCGGCTTCAGTTAGAACACTTGTTAATTCAAAGTCTTCGTAACCTGGAGAACCAAAGCTTGAACTTCTGTCCAGCTTAAGCTCCAATAAAACACCCATTTCATTTGCGGTCATTACTTATTTTTTCTTAAACATTTCTACTCGTGATTTAATTCTAGCTTTTACTTCTTGATTTTCAACATCATTAAGATAATTAACTACTGAATTTACATCACCTAATTCAATTCCTGAATCTGAAACATAACGTTTATCATTCATTCTTTTTATTGCACCTGCTTCAACAGCATCTTGAATAAAGATTTTAGATTTATAGTTAGGATCATTCACAAGAGCTAAAAAGTGCTTAGTGTTATTCTCCATTACCGTAAGTACTTCTCCCTTTAACCAATCATCATTATGATTAATTGGAATAGCTCTACCTAACGACTTAATAAATCCAACCATTGAAGACTTACTACTAGTAATCTCAGCGTACTTAACGTATGCTCCAGCTTTCAATGTAGCCTCTTCAACTTTACGTGAAACTAACTTACCTTCTGTTACAATCATAAATTCATAAGTTGCTTTTAACTTACGATCATCGTAAGATGGTGCAATATACATTGTATTAGAAAGTAGGATTTTATATTTCAACATATCCATTATTCTATTCAGGTTTAAAGATAGTCCTTTTTTAGTTAAACTAACTCTTCCCTTCTTACTTTTTCTCCAGAAATTAGTTTTTAAATCGTTATAAGGATTTAAATCTTCACCTAACTCTTTTTCAAAGAACTCTTGCTCAGTCATTCCGTTAGGAAAGTCTGCAATATACTTCTGAATATATACTCTTTTATTATTATCTAAAAGAACTACTACTCCTCCTCCATTTCTTTCGTTATTCAATGGAGTTTGAAAACTCTTCTTTACTTTATTATAAATAAAAGGATCTTTCTTCATCTCTTGACCCTTTACTAATAATGTTGACCATTTACCAGAAGATTCAATAGGTTTTACATCTACTACTCTATCTTCTAAGAATGTACCGTAAACAATTTCGGTTTTCTTCTTTTCTTTTACTACGCTGTCCATAATTTAATTTTTTTGTTTTTCTCTCTGTTATTAATAAATCCCCCTGCCGTAGCAGAGGGATTATATTCTATTTATCTTTTATCTTATCTAGATACATTCAATCTTAAATCAACTACTTTAGTTGGATCTTCGATCATAAGACCACCCCATTTCTGTAAGTGAACTTCGTATCCGTCAATTGGAGAAGCTACTAACTTAGGTGCTTTCTTACCACCTGCAGAGAAAGGATCTCTCATACCAGGGATATATGCCCAATTGTAATCAGGAACTCCTTTTGGCTTCACTCTGTAAATTCCTGCATCTTCACCGTAGTCAAGTGCTAAAATTCTATGAGACTCAACTCCACCTAATCCATCTGGATGACGAGCTGGGAAATATACATCATCATCGAAGAAATCAAGAATCTCAACTTTAATATGTACACCATTGTACCAAGAGTACTCATTGTACTGAGGCTCCATTGTAGCTTTAGTATTCATTCCTCCAAGGTTACCTGGCTTAGAATTAGAATCTAAATACTTATCCTGAATTACAGTAATATTCTGAGTTCCACGCTTAGCTTGAATCTGCTTAGAGATTTCAATTGCTCCAAATTCACCTGTTAACAAGTGGATAGTACGCTTACCTCTTTCAATTTTACCAATACCCATATCCAATAGTAACTCTAAATGCCAATCTAAATCGTAGCTATTATAGTAGTGAACGTTTGATGGAGCGATTTGCTCAAAGAAACCTGCACCTGACTCAATAGCATATTTAGTCTTGTCATCCTTATTAAGATACTTATGATCAGAAGTCCAGTTACGCTTACCATACATCAACATTCTTGCGAACATTTCCTCGCATTGGTGATGAGCAACCATATCTTGATGATTAATCCAAACTTTTTCCTCTTGTCCTTTGTAGTTAAATCCAAACTCTAAAGGCTCATTCTTACCTTTGTTGATTGTATTACCTGCAACCTTGTACTCCATACGTAATGTAGAAGGACGATTTTCCATTCTCCAAGGAGATGTAAAATACGGCTCAGCACCTTGGTACGATAAAGTAGAAGGAGATAAAGAATAGAACTTAGACCATCTAGTTCCAATAGCTAATTCCTCAGAAGGAACAGTCATATTAGAATCAGAAGTAACTAATTCAACCTCATATTTATAACGAGAACCAGCATCCATTGATTTCTTAACCAATAAATGATATGCATCATTCTCTCCTCTAAGTACATTAGACTCTTCAAATAATGGCTCATCATAAATTAAATAGAAACGTTCACCGTTTGCACCAACATTAGCAGGAAAGTTTCCTGCAGAAATTGTAGCACCACTAACAGTTTCAGCATCTACCAAAGGTAAATTCTTATCATGTTGTCCTTGCAACATCCAGTTATAAAACCCATTCTCTTGCTCAACTTCCTTCACAGGAAAACGATCAACGAACTCACGTAACTTACCTTGAAGATTAGTCTTGTAAATCTGCTTGATTACAGAACTAATAAGTTCAGGCTTTTGTTGATAAAGCGCATGAAAATGATTGTCTGTTACCAGACCATTATAATCAATAGCTTCATACTTTTGTAAAGGAAGTAATTGTCCCATTTGTATTTATTTATTTATTTGTTTATTTACTCTTACTTGCATTCTCTAGGAAATCTAATATTCCTTGTGTACGATCTGAACCAGGATCTGACATGGCTCTACCTACACCTCTTTCATTATTTGCAGCTATTACTTTATCCATTTCACTAACAGCTTTTGTTTTAGCAACATTTTTTAATTTATCAATGTTTGGTTTAAAACTACCTTCTTTGGTTAAATCAAACATTCCAATTGAATCATAATAGTTAATAAGCATTTCAAACTCAGCAGGACTTCGCATTTGCTTATACATTAAGCTTGTGTACGATTTACCTTTTTCATCTGTGTATACTGTATTTGTAATATTATTTTTTAATTTTTCTTTCCCTATCTTATTGATATTTAATCCTTCTACAAAGTGATCTTTTTCCTCAATAGATTTTAAAAGATTATCAAAACTTTCTTTATGTCTTGTATTTTCGTTTTGAATAGCTTCTTCTTTTTGAGATCTAGCAGCGTCTACTGTATGTCTTAAATCTTCTTTTAATACTGGAGCATACTTTAAAGCTTTCTCAGTAATTTTTCCTGTTGTAATAGCATCTTGTACTGTTTCTATTGCATCCTCATCAGAAAAATTCTTTGACTTTAAATAATCAAAGTATATATTTTGCTGAAGATTTGTATCTTTCGATATAGCATCTTCATTTAAATTTTCAAAGAACTCTAATTGCTGAGCTACTTGCACAGCCTTATCAGCATCAGTAAAAGCATCTTCAACTTCTAAGAATTTTTTCTTAGCTCCTGTAAAACTACTTTTCCATTCATTTTGTTTACTCTCAACAGATGAACCTATTTGAGAAGCCATTAACTGTTTAAGAGTATCTGCACTTGCGTCCTCTAATAAAGCTTTTAACTTATCCTCATCTTCCTCATCATTAAAAATACCTTCACTCATTAAATCCTTAATGATTGCAGAATACATATTAGTATTAGTCTTAGCTGCAGGTTCATCATTTGAAGCGGCAGTTTCTGCTTCTTCAATTGGATCTGTTTCAGTTTTTTTAACTGTGTCAATTGTAAAATTATCAGGTGAATCGTTACCACCTTCATCGTTGCTCTCTCCTTCAACTTGGTCATTTGACATGCTACTCTCAATCTCTTGAGGTGACATTATCGTTATACCTTCAAATAAATCTTCATTCTTCATATTGCTGTCTTATTAATACAATATTAAAAATATTTTTATAATATACATGTATAATCTTTATTATAATTCCATATAGTACTATAGCTTTATCTTTAATTTTGTTTGTTTTTACTTGTTATTTGTTTTTGTTTAAGTTCTTCATTTACTAAGTTAGAACGCTTTTTCTCATCTTGAGACTGTTGTTTTAATCGTATCTGATTGTTTTTAAAATTCTCATCTACATCAGTCCTTCTAATATCAAGATGATCGTCTATTCCATTTTTATCTGTATCAACTCTAGCTTCTCTGTCACTAGTATACATTTCAGATGTATGTAACGATCGATCTTTTTGTTCAATCTCTGCATACTTTACCTGACGGTCTTTCTCGTTTTCACCTGCTTCAAATTCTCTATCAATTTGTTTATCTTTAGCTTTCATCTGCTCCATTTCTTGAAGTCCTTTTTGTTGAGCCGCTTGTTGTTCTTTTTGTTCATCAGCAATACGCTCTGCAGAATCTTTAAGTTTTCTAGCAATTTCTTGTACAGATTCAGACTGAGTAATAGCAATTAAATCTTCAATCTTAGCTTGACCATTTTGAATAGCTGCTTGAGATAATGATTTCATTTCTTGGTATAACTGAGTATCTTCTGTAGAATTAGAAATATGTATATCCATTTCAGATGAAACAAACTCATCGAACTGATCAATCATTTCCATACCCATATCATCTAATAGATACTGAGCCTTCTTAGGATTTTGCTTATATGCATATTTACAACATTCCAAGAACTTAGTAAGTGCTCTTTTTCTAAAGTTAGCGTCCATTGTGAACCACTTCTCTGTAATATGAGATGTCTGTGCAACTTCTCGCTCAACGTTCCCTACAGCTTCTCTATTTTGTATTTGTCCTTCCCTTGCTCCAGTTACACCTGCAACTTTACCAAGAGTGTTTTCAATATCTACTAATAAATTAGTATACATTTGAATAGCGTTTGGATCACCTACCTGTACACTAGTTGCAGTAACCGTATTATAAGCACCTGCAGATTTACCTTGAGCAGGTCCTTTAAGTATTTCATTTGTTGGATCTAACCATGCAATTTTATTAATAGTTGCATAACGTATCCACTCTTTTGGGTCCCACCCAGACGGAACCATTGAAGCATTAATTGCCGCAAACGAACCTTTATATGTAGCTATTTCTAATTCTCTTTTATAGTATGCGATATCATATGAAAAAGTTAATGGTTTCATTATGTCTGTTAATGATTGTACAGCATAACCGTTTGTACTATTAACTGTTCCTACATAAGGAGGAGTACCTTTAGATTTATTTACTAAAGATTTTCCTGAATAAGGAACAGGCTTCATGCCTACATAGATATCGTCACCAATCTTAGTTCCTTCTAACCATTCGTTAACCCATTTCCATTCAATCTCTTCACCCATCTCATCGTTACGTACATAGTTTTCATCTACGTAATCATACTGTTCCTCACCGTCTTCATCGTAATACTTACGTTTACCAATCTTACGTCTTGATCTCCAGCATACTTTAAGTACTCTTATTTTACCTTGAGTATCAAATGCTCCTGCAAAAGTTCTAGTTCCTGTTGAGTTAGGATGAAAGATTTGTAAAGCATCATCAGAACCATAGTATTCACTGACACCCATATCTCTATTTAATCCTAAGTTGGTATCAGAAGAACCTCTTTCTAAATAATCAATATCCTTATCTTTTAACTCGTCCCAGTAATCATCGATTACAGCACCAACTGATTGATAACCATACTCTACGATAATATCAGAATCTTCAATGTTCATAGTGTTTCCACCAAACGTATAAAGATTCATAGTATTTACTCTACGCATTACAGGTTCTCCACCGAGTACACCACAATATACTATTTGTTCTCCTCCTACAAGTAAATCTTCAAAAGTACGTAAGAATAAGAAGTCTAGATTTTGAGTTTTGTATTCTTTCTTTAATATTTTATTAGCTGTGATCTCAGCAATGTCTTGAAAGTCATACTTAGTATACTTACTAAAATCTTTTAAATCTTTTTGAATCTCTTCTTCTGATTTATTAGAATTAGTAATAGCTTCATTAACTATGGAATTAAGCTTCTTCATTAATATACCTTCCTTTCTAGATATACCTTCTTGATCGTTAGATGATAAATATGCTCTGTATTCTTTTTTCCTTTTTGAATACTCACCTATTAATAAATTAAGTTTACTGTTTTCAATACCTACGTGTTGAAAATTTGCAGGCAATGTAGATAAGTCTAAGTTATCAGGGTTTATGTATTGTTGGAAATCATTAACATTAATAATGTTTGCTCGTAGATCATAATTAGTTTTTTTATTCTTAAAACTATTTCTTAAGTCACTATCTGAGATTAATATGTTTTCTGCAAAGTCAATATTATTTTTATACCAATTATCATTCTTACTACTGTCCTTCAGCTTTTGACGAGGGAAATTAGTAAAGGCTTGCATTTTAGTTGAGCTTTGTCCCATATAACATAATTATTTTAATAACAAACTTACGTATAAAAATTAATATTTACAATTAGTATCCTAAAAGACCTTCTTTTAATGTACGTGTGTCATTAGGTGATTTTTGTACTTTCATTTTATCGAAATAAGGATTGTCTAAAAATCCTTTAACTTCTTTAGCTCTCCTATCTACTGTGTTCCTTGAAGTAGCATCGTGCCACATTACCATACCTAACGAAGATACACGGTCAAAGTTACCTTGTGGATTCCACATAATTAATTCTCGTAGCAATGCAGGAGAATAAATAGTTTCTAATACTCTAGTCTCACTGTTAGTAGAAACTTTTTCTAGTAACCAAGACTTAATATAATCCCTTGCTGTAGAATTTACTTTCTGAGATGCATTAATACCCTTAGATGTATTACTCCCTGTCTTATAAGTATCAGAGTTACGTAATTGATAAGGTGTATCTGCTAATAAGTATAAACATTTATGCTTCTCAAAGTAAGTAAACATTCCAGGTAAATTCTGCTCATACATTCCCGTAGCATTGTAATATAATAATAATTTTCTACATATTTCATAGAAATCATTTGGATCATCTGTACGTCCTGTATACTCAGCAACAATTTGTCTAGTATATCTATTCATTATAAATATAGATGGTAATGAGTTAGTTGTAGACTTTGCTTTATCAACAACATCCATTCCTCCAATATATGTACCATGTGGAATTACACCTTGGTCATTTGATTGAGGTTTCACCCATATTTCTATAGAACCTTCCTTTCTTTCCTGTTTTCCTAAAGGATAATTTCTAATAGGCATCTTATCTTGAAGTGTATCAAATTCAGGCTTATCATCTTTATCAAAATTAATATTTCCTCTAAAAGAGGATTCTAAATATTTTTTAAACTTACCACCTTCAAGTTCACCTAACTGATCTTTTAAATACAGTGTTGGAAAATAAGAACCTTCTAATACTAAGAATGCTTCTGACGGAATTACTGGACCATTAATTATTTCTGTTTGATAAACTGTTGGATCAGTAGATTTTTTTGCTTTCTTTCTTTGGTACTCAATCTGTAATCTAGCTTTCTCTTCATTAGTAATAAGATTAGGCTTTACTTTATGCTCATTAAGAGTTTTCCAATAAGGAACAAAGTATCCAATTTTACCACGGTTCTCAAAGATATCATCAAACTCTACACAATTATAATCAGCAGGGTTTCTAAATATTCCTTCAGCAAATAAAGCTGCTCTACCTGATACAAGTCCCCCTGTACCTAGTGCCCAGATAACAAGATTCTTCTTTTGTTTAGAAGATTGAGTAGCTTCAATTGCTCCCCAAGATTCCTTAATGTTATACATGAAACCAACCTCATCTAGTGCTACAAGATTTGGTCTTGTTGAATTAGCTGCTAATGGATTATCTCTAAATGTTCTATGTCGTAATAATGAACCTGTTTTAGATTCATATTCCCTGTTAGGTGCTAATGAACCAGAATATGATACTATTAAAGGTGAAGGATAATAATCATCACCTATTCTATAATCACCGCCTAAATGTTTGAACGCTGTCTTACATTTCTTAATAAGAGGTTCGGTATATTTAGTGTCAATGGCTCCAATGATAGTATCAGATGCTATATAATCTTTAGTCTTTTTTCTTGCTAAGTAATTATCATAGTCAGTTGCTCCATCGAATAAGAAGTTATGATTTACAATTCCTGCAGTTGCATAAGATTTACCTCCACCTCTAGACTGTATGCTCATTAAATGTTTTGCTGAATTTTTATACAAAGGTTTTCCTAAATCTTTCCCATGATTCTTTCTAAGGTAATCCCTAGCATTAACATAAGTCATTGATTTAATCTGTGCCTCAGTGATACGACCTAATTGTAAAGCAATATCTCTTTCAGGTCCGTACTTTCTATCACATGTATGAGTTGAATCGTTAGTGAACCCAGAGAATCCTCTACATTCCTCATAAATTAAGAATAGTTCCCAATCAATATCTCTCAACCAAGGAAGCCCAGTTGCCTGTGCAACTGAACTATCGTCCTCAAATAGTATCTTATGAAAGTTGATATAGTAATACAACGGACCTGGCATCCATTTACCTCCAGACCACTTACCCTCAATACAATAACGTTTCTGCTGCCCCCAAAATGTAATACGTTCATAGTATTCTAAATCAGGATGATAGTTAGGTATCTCGGTAAGTTTAAAATTACTATTATTTACCATATTATATTACATCATCATCTGATACAGATGCTATTTTAGTTCCTTTCTTGTGAGTCTTCTCCTCTTCATAAGACTGTTTAATCTTTTTATAATCATCAAACATCTTAGGAGTATTAGCTAACATCTTATCAACCTTAACTAACTCATCAGTATCTTTCTCTTTAATTGCATCTTTGTATAAATTCTTAATTGCTTTATCTCTAAGAATCATTATATCATCCCAATTCTGCAATGCTCTTTCAGCAGGACTTAATGCAGTAGATTTATACTCTAATATTATATCATTTATTTTATCCCATTTAAACTTAGGATCTTTAATCCAAGATGTAGCTAATATATTCCTTTTGTCTGGATTGTTATAGAATTTAGATTCAGGATGTTCACTCATATGAATAGCCCACATAACCTTAGACGAATTAAGTTTACCTTTAGTTTTATCTTCTGTGTAAAACTTATTCATTGCTTTAGGTATAGTAAGTTCAGGATAAGTCTTCCAGAAACTATTTTCAAAATCAATTGCCATTATCTTTCTTTCTTTTTTCTAAACACATATTAGCGTGCTTAATGTTTCTTTTATTAGGGATGAATTTACCAAAATTATTTATATGAATGATTTTAAACATCTCTTCATCATATAATCCATCCTTAAGTTTATCTTGTTTGGAAATCTCATCGTATACTTTATTAGTAAGTAGTTTCCATATTTCTTCAGCTTGTCCAATCTGTAATCCATGCTTCTTAGCAATAGCTACTAATATTTCTTTTTGCCTAGTCATTAAGAAATAATAATATCTTTGAAATTATCTTCAATGATGTCATCAGTACCATTTGCTGACTTAGCTAACTTCTTATCTACTTCAGGAGCAACTGTTTCAATAGTACTTTCAACAATTGGTGTAACTTCCTTAACTGGAGTTTCTTTAACTACAGTATTGATTAAGTTAATTTCTATTTGAAAACCATCACCATCAGGTTTAAATAATAAACCTTGATGGATCACGTTATCATCATTCAAAATAGGCTCACCTAAATACTTCTTCTTCTTCAAATTGTGAACAACAACATTAAATTGTTTTTCTTCAATCTCTAAAGCCTCACGCATTTCCTTTCTCATATCAGTACTCAATATGAACTTAGCTCTTTTCTTAATCGGCAAAGGAGAATACTCGTGATTCAACTTAATCAATTCAGCTAGTACATTTCTTTCCTGATTACTTATACCTAATGTAAAATTTAAAAATGCTAATATCTGACGATATATAATATTGTTATTACTTGGTAGTGTTATTATCTTCTTTTCCATCATCATTATTTCTTAAAACCTCACGAGCTGCTTCTTGCAACTTAGGGTCAGTGTTTAATGCTCTACCTAATTCATTCCAAGTCATTACTGATGTTTCAAAACCAGAAGAGAATACCGCTAGTAATACATTATATTCCATATTGTATTTATCAATATTAGCAGGTTTAATAAAACGTAACTCTTGAATTACTCTTTCAGGATAACCTAGCTCTTTAATAAGAAAAGAAAAAGTCCATCCTCTAAATTTATCAGTTTCAATTACGTCACGTTTATACTTAACGATTTCATTAATTCCTTTCTTAGCATTATTAGCATTAATACCTGCAACGATAATTGCTAAAGATGCTCGTAATATTTCTACTTTATTCCTCATGTTATTTATTTATAATAAATACTTGTGAAACTGTACGCTCATCATTAATAGTTAATTGTGCTTTTAGATCACAGTTATACTTTACTAGTATTTCACCAATCTCTTTAATACATGCTTTTTTAGCTTCTAGTAAAGCATCAATCGCTTTAGTTTGTTCAGCTTGTTCAGCAACGGTTGCTTCCTCTCTCTTATCCACAGTAGCCGTTTCTTTTTGTAATTCTTTTTTCTCTTGTACCTTTTCCATGTTATTTTATTTTACTTTATTTAAATTGAGAAGATTTCTTCATTTAGTTTATATCTTCCTCTGATTTCCTTTTTAATAATTAAATTCCTATTCTTTAAAGAAGCGATATGCTTATCTAAAGTTGTAATCGTAATATTCAACTCATCCATAATTTCTTTCTTGTGTACTTTATCAGCATACCACGTTCCACTAGTTTCATCTATTTGATTTAGTATAATATGAAGAACTTTAAAAGTCTTATCATTAGCTTTCAATAGAATTGATTCAACACTGTCTAAATATACTACTACTATCATAATGTAATTAATCTTTTATTTAATCTAAACTTTCCTCGTATTTCAGTAACTGCTAATAGTTCCAATTCTTTTAATACTTTTAAATGTCCCTCCAGTGTTGATCTACTAATATCTAATTTCCCCATTATAACTGCTCTACTTGTTTTATTTGAATGCCAACAATAATCATTTGGGTTGGCATCACGTAATACATAATGAAGCACTTTCAAAGGGCTATTGTTCAACTGTAAAAGAATACTCGACTTATCTAAATCGAAACTCAAAGTTGCTTTCTTCTTTTTATAATAACCTCTTTTCAATACAAATATATAAATAAATTACAAATATGATAGTACAAAGATACAATTATATTGTTACTATCAAAATGTTTCTAGTACAAAGTTATAAAAAAGATAAATAATACTTGCATAAGTGTTTTGTATAACAGTACAAATAGTTCTATTACGGCTAGAACCATAACAACGTTACGGCTGTACCCGTAATAGCGTTACGGCTTTAGCAGTAACAGTGGTCAGGCTATAACCGTAATAGAAAAGGACCTTATTCACTAGTACATAGATACTTACGTGTTTGAAACTTACTCCGAATTACCCTATAAGATAAAATCTTTTTTATTATATTTTTTAAACATCGATCTATACACCATTCGTCTGGGTAAAATAAATCTACCCCCTACCTTTTCTATATTTTTTTAGTATTGACAATTTAAGTAAGCTCAGACCACCTAAAAACTAACCCCTACTAAAAATGGGAATGGGAACCTATATCCCCATCTCCAATAACCCTTAAAACAAAATGATATGAAATTAGACATTCAAAAATTAGCAGGACTCGTACAGACTTACGGAGCTAGATTGTACGAGCAAGGAGCTCACCTAGGTACTGTCGTAGACGGTGTAGACGGTGTTGCCTTAGACGGAGACTCTCTTGCCATTCCTAACGGAGCAGGTGGTACTATGTACATTCAGTTACGTAGAGACTCACAGCCTACCGCAGGAGGTACGTTCGAGATACACGAATACGTAGCCCAACGTGATGCAGAGTTCGAGTACAATGGAGAGACTATCACAGTTGCTAAAGGCAAGATTAAACCATTCGCTATCAATGCATAACCATAGTGCCCCTTCGGGGGTACTATTTTTTAGTCATTGTAATGTACTGACATTACTCTAACATATGGCAACATATGGTAGTTATTGACATAATAACTACAACTCTCAGTACTTTAAGTAGTACTTGAATATGAACACGCTAAGTAACTCACTGTTAATCCCTTATTAACATGAAAAATGAAGACAATGTAATCGTAAACGGTTGTTGTACTAGCATCTCATGGCTTATAAACGCTAATGCGTAAAGCCAGCATATCATATTGATATATATTTATAGCTATTTATTGATAGACAAGAAATAAGGACCTCTAACGTACCTGAACAGCTTGAATCAACACAATTGTACACATCAAATAGTTATAGCGTACACAACCATTAAAAGAACTCAGTGAAGCACAGTAGCTGAGTTCTTTATTATTAAACTCTCATGCAACTGTTACATTACCCTTTGCATCTCACGGAGATGGTCATTAATAATCTACACTGTAATGTTAGACATTATACTGTACTTAAGGCTATGTATCAAGGATTGTAACCTTGTGAGAGTTTATTATTTAAAGCCCCAAAGATTTGCTACCTTTGGATAGTTCCACTTTAATTGAGTGATGAGGATACCTTTGTTGTTTTATGAACGGCAAAGGACAAAGTTGGCAGTTTCCTCACCCAAATAGCTAGACACTAGTCCTACTCTGTTCTTTTATTTATTTAACCTTTTAATACTTATATTATGAACAATTTCACACTTATTTGTAGATACCTGAAGCATCAGAATATCTTCACAGCAGCAATGGTTAACCATTACTTAGATAATCCACATTTAATGGAATGTACTAGTTCTACATTGTATCCTAGTATACAGCATAGAATTAAAGAATTCATTGAATTGAATATGCAACTTAAAAGACACGTTGATGTTGTATCAATAGTACAATGTATAGGTTTTAGACCTGATATTGTTGTTGACAACCTTACTTACCTCATCCGTAATGGTGAAGTAAAAAGAGAGATAAATGGATTGGGTGGATATTATAAACTCACTCCTTCAAGCATATTCTCACATAATTTATAGCATTATCTTAATTATAAGTAGTCACATCATTAAACCAATAAGGAGGGACGAACACCTCCTCGTGGTTACTTATCTAAATATAAGCTAGGTAGATGTTCTGAAGAATAACAGTGGTGCTTTATACTAAGAGCATTGGTAATGTATGGTAAGATTTACCCACTACATTATAAAAACAACACACAACCTAACTCCTTTTATGGATACGGTTGGTTATTTGTATACCAAGAGAAAGAACATAAAAGTGATACTTATCAAATCCCATTAGTACCTATAAGCTGTGGTGCAGTAATAGGGGGATAGATAAGTCGTAGTACGCACCAGAAATCACAAGACAGAAAAGTGCTTTAATCTGTCATTTTTTAACCTTTTAAAATTAACATTAAGATGATAAGGCAAAGTATTACTCAATTGGCTTTGAGAATATATAACCTTATCATCTATTTTTATTAACAATTTTAAACTTATTATTATGAAGAAACTTACTATAGTGCTAATGATGATACTTGGAGTAGTAGTCTTAGCTAATGCACAAATGTCAGATTATACTTTAAAAGAATTAAAGATAGACATGAAGCAAGAAATAGATATATGTGAATTATATCTAGTAATAGATGATATATACTATCCAGTCAGTGAAGAAAAGAATCAAGGTTCAACTATAACTTTGATGCTTGCTGATTATCAAGATTACCTATTACTTATGACAATCAATGATACTGTTTACTTCTATAATATCTCAACATTAGGTAAAGATATAATTGATGAGCGTGATTTAAACATATCAGCTGATGTAGATTATCAATTTGAGAAAGGAACACTTGTATTTAATCATTAACCCTTAAAAACTTATATTATGAAGACTTTAATTATATTAATGCTACTAACAAGTAGTACATACGCACAGACGTATGAAGTAAATGAAGCAGTTAATACCTTGGAAGACATGAAAGAATGGCTTAGCTGGGATATAGAAACTGGTAAAATTGACTCAAATATTGGAACATTATATATGGACAATATTGGTAATTGTCTTGATAGATTGAAGAAGCATAACAGTGCTACTATCATATCTACTGGAGAAGATGAAGGAGAAGAACTTTATGCAATAGTATTAGATGATGTGTCGTATGATTACGTCACAGAAGAAGAACTTATTGTATGGGTTAGAACAGGTAAAATAAGAAATAAATGATAACTTATAGCTTTATATTGATTAGTAATTAAATATACTAATTGATATTGATTATTAGTTTGAAAAAAGTATATTAGTATTAACTATTAAAACTATTTATTATGGAACTTTCATTCGTTTACAACTATAAGTATTTTATAGATATGTCTCATGAAGATATTATGAAATACATGATAAGACTTTCAACATTTAATATGGCGGAAGCAGATTATTTTGCCTTAAAGGGAATTAAGACAAAACATTGTATTATATACAATAATTAATTATTATAATTAAAATACTATGGTGCTCGGCAGAGTGCTGTATCCCAAAAAGAATAGTTATACAGTCTGGGGAGACAATAATGACTAGATCAAAGTCTTTTACCGCATCAACTCAGTCTCAGAACAAGCAGATAAGTGTGTAGGTTTTTAATTGATTTATCGTATGTAATAGTGATGATGCAAACG